TGGTGGGCATGGCTAACGTAACGATTAACCAGTGGGTGGCGCAATCCCAAGCAAGGCTTGAAGCCGTATGGAAAACGGCGGCTCAGGATATTGCCAGAGAGGTTCAGACTCCGAGAGCAAAGGGGGGGCGCATGCCAGTGGACACCGGATTTTTAAGAAACAGTTTCGCCGCCGATATCAACAAAACCCCAAGCGGCAACGGCGAAACCCCCTACACGAGCGGGCCAATTAGCATAGTTATAAATCGTGCTAAAATCGGTGACCGTGTAGTATTTGGATTCGCGGCCCAATACAGCATATACATGGAGGCGCGGTATTCCTTCCTCCGCAGCGCCGCCCAAAACTGGCAGCAGATCGTAGATAAAGCAGCGCAGAAAGTCAAAACGAGGGTAGGCTGATGACACCAACTAACACACAAATAGCCACAGCACTCTTTCAGCAGCTATCAGCGGCAACGTTAGGCTACCCCATTGCATGGCCTGGAACAGACTTCACGCCACCAGCAACGGGCGCATGGCTGGAGCCTATGGTTATGCCTAACACCGGCATTGATAACGGGCTGGCTGCGACAGATGCCACCGTACCCCAAGGGCTGTTTCAAGTTGCCGTGTTCGACCGACCAGGGCGTGGGGCTTTGGCTGTGAACCGGGCGGCGGATGATGTAAAGGCCGCATTCCTGAAAAACGCCACGATCACTGGGTTGATCAGAGTGCAGCGCCATCCGTGGAGCTTTGAGATACAACCAGACGCTGATCGGCTATCTGTCATTGTCACCATTCCGTATACAGGTTAAACTGTTGCCTGGCTCGTCGTGATGACGCCCTGTATTCCCTGCCCTGCTTTCGAGTAGGGCTTTTTTACGCCCAGCCGACCGCTATTTCCCTTTACATTCTATGTGGTATACTCCAACTAGCAGTTTCTAGGACTGCCCTCGTCGTGACGACGATATTGTCCAAATTTGGAGCTTAACCATGGCTAAGATTACAAGCACCGGTACTAAACTCTCCGTTGTAGCAGGAGATCCCGCCACTCCCGACGCATCCGGTTATGGCGATCTGAGCTTCGTCGAAGTGGGCGAAGTGATCGACCTCCCCGAATATGGCCCTAACGTGCAGGTGGTAGAATCCAACCCCCTTGCCACCGGCATTACCGAAAAGTTCAAAGGCTTTATCAACTACGGCTCGCAAAGCATGGGCTTGGAGTTTGATTCCGCTGACGCTGGCCAGATCATTCTGGCCGATGGTGTTGAAGGCGCGACCAAGAACCAACAGCACGCCATCAAGATCGAGTATCAAGACGGCTCGATTGACTACTACAGCGCCAGGATCTTTAGTTACACCAAGGCCCCAGGTTCCGCAAACTCTATGGTCGGCTCTACCGTCCAGGTTGAAATCAACACAGCAATTGTCCGCGTCGCGGCGTAAAGGGGTAATATATGGCTAAGCTCACGAGTACCGGTACAAAACTATCAGTAGTAGCAGAAGATCCCACAACCTTTAACGAAGCTGGCTATGAAGCCATGACGACGTTTATTGAAGTGGGCGAAGTGATCGACCTTCCTGAATACGGGCCGAATGTTCAGGTGGTTGAGTCCAACCCCTTGGCCACAGGCGTGACTGAAAAGTTCAAAGGCTTTATCAACTACGGTTCCCAGTCAATGGGGCTAGAATTCGACGCTGAAGATGCCGGGCAAATTATCCTAGCAGCAGGTGTTGAGGGCGCTGAAAAAAACACGCAACACGCCGTCAAGATTGAGTACCAAGACGGCTCGGTTGACTATTACAGCGCTCGCATCTTCAGCTACACCAAAGCGCCAGGCTCTGCAAACAGCATGGTCGGATCGACTGTACAAGTTGAGATCAACACGCCGATTACCCGCGTTGCAGCGAATTAACGAGTAACCAGTTTTGGCGGGCTAGGGCAACCGAAAAGCGGCTTCATCCACCGCCTGCCCGCCACCCTAACCGGATGTTTATCGCGAGGCATGAGATGAAACTTGAAAAAGATGAAACCAGCAATATCCTTGAAATGTTTGACACTGAATCAGCGTCAGAATCGGGCTCTTGGCTTCACCTGACCAAGCCTGGCACCGATGGCGATTTAGCTTATGCAGACAAAGGCACAACCAAACCACTCCGAATTAAGCTCAAAGGCCCTGACTCCGGCACATGGACGGCCTTCCAGCGCAAGGCAATGAAGGGCAGCGGCAAGAAAGACACTCGCACAGCTAAAGAGATTGCGCGTGAAGATGCCAACCTGTTTGCACGGATGACTCTCGAAACCGAGAACATCCCCGGTTATGAAGGCGCTGACGAAGCCGCGTTGATTGATATGTTCATCAAGTACAAAGATATTCGTATGCAAGCCCTGCGATGGGTGATGAATCAGGAAAATTTTACTCAGCTGGCCGAGAGCGATTAAAGCTCTGGGCCTCGCAAATAGGATGGATGCACTCAGTACCAAACAGGTCACGTAAAGAAGACAGGCGCAATCGGTTCGAGCAATACGGGGAAGGGCATCCATACACGTGCACCCCTGATATCAGCGGGCTGGAGTACCTGGCAAGCGCAGTGCAGGAGTTAGGGTTAGTTGGTCAGGGTGGCATGTCGATCAGCCCTACAAGCTGGCAAGAAATAGAGAGCTACATTCGGCTAACAGGGTCATGGCTCTCTAGCTGGGACGCTCAAATGCTGATGGAGATGTCGCGTGCATACGTTAACTGGCGAAACAAAGGCAGCGAGCAAGGCGACATTGCAGACGACGTGCCCTATATCGAGCGCAACGAAGAGACGCTAGACGCGATGCAATCGCACCTGATGACAAGTCGTGATAGATCCGCCGAACTGACGGCGCAAGCAACGAAGTAACCGGAGTGCACCAGAATGGATTTAGCGAGCTTAGGTTTCCGCGTCGATAGCTCCGGGTTACGTCGCGCTACTGGCGATCTTGACCGCTTTGACGGACGAGGCCGCAGTGCTACAGCCACGGTTCAGAGACTTGGCACGGCTTTGGTTTCGCTTGGCGCTGCTGCAGTTGTAGCTGGGGCCATAAAAGGCTCACTGGATTCCTTTGCTGAATTTGAGCGCAGGTTAATCGGCGTTGGCAAAACCACCGGCATCACTGGCCAAGCGCTTGCAGGCTTGGGCCAAAGTGTCAGGGAGCTTTCTCGTGATCTGCCTGTGTCAGCCTCTAAGTTGCTGGAGATTGCACAAAGCGCCGGGCAGCTTGGCGTAAACGGCACGGCCAATATCCTCCGCTTCACGGATACTGTCGGGAAGCTGGGCCTGGCTTCGGACTTGTCTGGCGAGCAAGCGGCAACATCTCTTGCGCGAATCCTGACCGTAACCGGCACCGCAATCAGCGAAGTCGATCAGCTTGGCTCGACCATCGTACAGCTTGGCAACAACTTTGCCGCAACAGAATCAGAAATTGCTGCCGTAGCGACTCGCGTATCACAGTCCACCTCTCAGTTTGATGTCAGTGCAGCGCAAGTGCTAGGCATATCCACGGCATTGAAGGCGGTGGGTGTTCAGGCAGAGTCCGGCGGCACCCAGGTAGGGCTTTCTTTCCAGGCTATTAATGACGCGATCCGAAACGGGGGCGATGAACTAGCGCGACTGGAACAGATCACCGGGCGTACTGGTGACGCTCTGCGCGAGGACTTCTTTAACGGCAATTCAGCTAAAGTTTTCCAAGACTTTGTAAACGGCCTTGGCCAGATACAGCAATCTGGCGGAGATGTTTCAGCATCCCTGGAAGCGATGGGCTTAAAAGGTGTACGGGCAACTCAAGTTCTCGGAACACTAGCAACTCGAACTGATGTACTCGCCGACGCGATGTCCCAAGCCAACCGCGAGTGGGACTCAAATATAGCGTTGAACAAAGAAGCGGCCATTGCTTCCGAGTCATTCAGCGCCCAATTACAGCTAGTCAGAAACGCCGCCGACGAAGCCGCTTCAGCCGTGGGTGCGATTATTGCTCCTGCGGCTTTGGAGGGCATGGATTCGTTTCGTGATGCGTCGCTTTCCGTGGCTGACAACATAGACACGCTGGCGGACGCAGCTGCAGTCTTAGCAATTGTTTTTGGCGCAAAAGTTGTTACCGCCATGACGGCCTCGGCAACCGCTACAGTCGTTGCTACAATGGCGTCGATAGAGCAAGCTGCAGCCACAGCAGTGCAGACACGAGCAGAGATGTCTTATCTAAGGACAGTGCAAGGATCTCTGGTTGCACAACTCGCCAACTCCACAAGCACGTCCAGGTCAGCAGTGCTACGGGCGGAGCTAGCGGCAAATACGATTGCCTTGACCGCCGCCAATAATACTTTAACGGGCTCACTTGCTGCCGGTACTTTGGGTGCAAGGGCTGCAACTTTAGCTATGGCTGGCCTTCGCGCATCTATGGCCTTCCTTGGCGGCCCGTTGGGTATTGCCCTGATTGCGGGTGCGTCGTTGTATTACTTCCGTGATGCGTTGTTTGCCACAAAAGTTGAGCTTGGAGAGGCGGGCGAAAAAGTCCGGGCGTTTACCGAAGACATGGAAGACATGACGGACGCGCAGGTGGAAAACAACCGCCTGTCGCTTGCTGATCAAATGCGAGAAAATAAGATTGCCATTGCTGAGGCTGGCGTAGAGCTTGATCGATTAAAAGAAAAGCAAAAAGAATCTCCGATGACTCTAAAAGGGGTTCCAAGTAGCGCAACAATAGACGTGTCGGCTACTGAGAATGATATTGCACGCCTTGCCAAACTTGGTGAGGTCATGGCAGAGGAGTACGCCAAGCTCGGAGTGCGCGTTAAGGAGACAGCAGAAACCGCAGCAGAAATCGCCGCGCGAACCGCACAATCGGCAGCGGAAGCGGTTCAAAAGATCATTTCTGGGCTGCAGGACGAATACCTTCAGCTAACGCTCAACGAAGAACAGCTTCTTCGCCACAAGCTCGCAGTGCAAGGCGCTTCAGAATCACAAATAATCTTTGCACAGAACATTTTAAAAGCCAACCGCGCCATAGAAGAGCAACGTAAACAGGAAGACGCACTGTCCGAGATGCGGCGTGGTGCTGACCCCGCCTTTGCAGAGTTCACCCGCTACGCCGACCAACTCGATGCAATTGATTCGTTCAACATCAGCGCGCGCGAAAAAGAGATTCTTAGGGAAGATCAGCTCAGCAAGCATCAAGAAAATATGGCAGACATTGCAGCGGAGGGTTCAGCGGAACAGGCATCAATAAACAAAGAAGCATCAGGCATTGCAGATAGCCTAATGTCAGAAGAAGCCTCAATTATCGCTTCATACGAGCGCCGCCGCGACATTATTCTTGATAGCACAAATAAGACCGGAGAAGCCCAGAGGAGTTTACTTGTTAAGCTGGAAAAAGAAAGGAACGGTGAACTCGGAGAATTGAATGCTGGCTATTGGGAAAAGTACTTAGCAGCCGCAGAAGATAACCTGCAAAACTTCAATGATCTTAGCAAAACAGTAATAGACAGTTTTACTGCCGGCTTTGGTGATGCCTTTGAGTCTGCGATATTTGATGCTGAAGACTTTGGCGATGCCATGGATGCATTATCAGAAACCATCCTTCGTGGAGTGGTTAACTCACTTGCACAAATAGCTGTGCAGTGGGCCATTAACCAAGCGCTTATACTGGCAGGGATCGGCGTAGAGACAGGCGCTGTCGTTGCCGCTGAGGGTACAAAAGCGGGCGCTGTCGTTGCCGCTGAGGGCGTAAAAACAGGCGCAGTAGTTACCGCTGAGGGCGTAAAAACAGCGGCTGTTGTTACGGGTGCGACAGTCGCTTCCGGCGCTAGTATCGCAGCAACGGCTGCTACCACCACCGCTAGTGTTGCCTCGGCGGGAACCGTTGCGGCGGCCTGGTTGCCTGCCGCACTGGTTGCGTCAATCGGTTCCTTCGGCGCGGCTGCGGTAGTCGGTGGCACGGCTTTGCTTGCGGCCTATGCTCTAATCGGCGGGTTCCAAGATGGCGGCTACACTGGGGACGGTGCAGAGGGAGAAGTAGCGGGCGTCGTCCACGGAAAAGAGTTTGTCATGGACGCGGCAGCGACTAAAAGAATAGGGGCGGGCAACCTTGAGAAAATGAGCCGGGGGGAAAGTGTGCCATCCATAGGCGCACAGGGTGGAAGTGGTGGCAGCGGTGGAGGCGGTATCAGTGTCACCATCAATGACCAGACCACAACATCAACCGGCCACGATGTCCAGACACAAGAAACAACAGGCCCTGAAGGACAACGCCAGATGCAGGTTACGATACGCGACACAGTACGGAGGCAGGTGATGCAAGG